CAACCTGGAAATACTATAGATTCACAAGAATCTGAAGAATCTGATAATGATATTCAAGAATATGAACAACCTGGAAATACTATAGATTCACAAGAATCTGAAGAATCTGATAATGATATTCAAGAATATGAACAACCTGGAAATACTATAGATTCACAAGAATCTGAAGAATCTGATAATGATATTCAAGAATCTAAAAATAAACAAGGTGATAATCGAGAATCACAAGAAATTAATGATAATATAAAAAAAATTGAAAATACACAAATAATTAAAGAATCTGTAAATAATAAAGATGAACTAATGTATTTTGAAATTAATCAGGAATTAACAACAAAAGAAAATAATATATTTGAAAAATCAAATAAAAAAAAAATCAAAAGTACTAAATCTAAAGAAATTCAATTAGAAAATATTTTAGGTAATCAAGGTATTATTGTAGATTCAAATACTAATTCTATTAAATCAACAAAAATATATAAAGACCCAACTAAATCAATAAAAACTGAACAGTTTCAACAAAATATAGAATCAATTAAACCAGTTAATTTATTAATAAGTTCTATAAAACCTGATACATATATAGAATCAAGTCAACCTGCAAATCTAAAAGAACCTGTGGAATTAAAAGAATCTGTGGAATTAAAAGAATCTATGAAATTAAAAGAATCTATGGAATTAAAAGAATCTATGAAATTAAAAGAATCTATGAAATTAAAAGAATCTATGAAATTAAAAGAATCTATGAAATTAAAAGAATCTATGAAATTAAAAGAACCTGTGGAATTAAAAGAATCTATGGAATTAAAAGAATCTATGGAATTAAAAGAACCTGTGGAATTAAAAGAATCTATGGAATTAAAAGAACCTGTGGAATTAAAAGAATCTATGGAATTAAAAGAACCTGTGGAATTAAAAGAACCTGTGGAATTAAAAGAACCTGTGGAATTAAAAGAACCTGTGGAATTAAAAGAATCTGTGAAATTAAAAGAACCTGTGGAATTAAAAGAACCTGTGGAATTAAAAGAACCTGTGGAATTAAAAGAACCTGTGGAATTAAAAGAACCTGTAAATCTAAAAGAACCTGTGGAATTAAAAGAACCTATAGGATTAAAAAGACCTATGGAATCAAAAGAAACTATAGAATCTATGGAATCAAAAGAATTTAAAAAAGATATAGAATCTATGCAATATATTGATATAAAGGAAGATATGGAATTAAATGATGATATAATAGAACCATCTGATATAAATAAAGATGTTAAGGTAATACGTATAAACAAATCGTTTTTTTAAAATATAAAAAACAAAATGTATTATATATATTCATTATGCATAGCTTTAATAATTTTTATAATTATTAATAGTTTTGAAAAAAAACAAACAATTACTGTTAAAGATTTATTAACTTTTATTGTTTTATATATTATTATAACCTTTGTTACTTATTATATATACTCTTCAATGAATAAAATTACTCATATTGAAACTAAATCTACTTATATTCCAGAAGTAATTGAAACAGGTTTTAATATTGCTTCTTCTTAACTGTAATTTTACAAGCATTTTTACTATTTTTTACTACAATATTAGGATCATATTGTTCATCTTCTTCTTCTTTATCATCATAATTACTTAATTTGTCTTTTTCATCTTGTATAGATTGCATATCCCATAAATCAGAATTACATAATTTAAAGTTTTTGTTTGGATCAGCTTTATACCAAAAAACTTGATCTTCTAATTTAGATCCCGATGCTCTATTATCTATTACTAAACATCCATAATCTTGTGTAACTTGATCTAAAACTTGTTCAAATACTTGCAAATTTGGAAACATTCCCGCATAATGATCATATAACCTTTCGCGATTTTTTTTTATATTTTCTTTAAAAATAAAAACATAATCAATATTTGTTCTTAAAGCTGGACTTATACCCATAGGAAATTGCATTGTTAATAAAAACAATATTTTATAATGTCTTCCATTCATAAATATTTTACGAATATTTGCATCATTTGTCCAAGATTTATCATACATAGCATCGTCCATTACTAAAAATGATCGAGGATCAACTGAAGAATAACCATATGTTTCTAATTCTTTTTTATGTTTTCCTGATATTTTTTGTTGTCTTTGAACATATTTACTTATTATATCTGGCGTATATTCATCGTGTATCAATAATTTAGGTATAAAATGTTGAAAATAAGAATTTGCGTGTTCTGTTGGAGAAATTACCATACCAATTGGTATTCCAGTATGATATGATAATATATCTTTTATACATACACTTTTACCTCTATTACGTGCAGCAATTGCTACAATAACAGAGTCATCTTTAATTTTTTTAGGATCAAATTTCTTTAATTCTAATCTAAATGAGGGTTTATTACCTTGTTTCATTTTAATGTTATGTTATACATTTTTAACTTTAACCTTTCGCACTTAACCATGGATCTTCTGTATTATTCAATGTATCTGTTATATTTTCAACAGATTGTTCATCTTTTACCGATTTTATAGCATCAGTTCTACGATTATCAAATACCATATCTTTATTTTCTTTATTTTCTTTATAATGTTTCATTAATGTATTAAGTTCTGATTCTGTATATTCTTGATTCTCTACATTAGATGCTATATGACTTTCATATGGTAACCAACATCCTACTTGTGCTACATAAATATGGAAATATGGATCTTTCTTTTTTAAAGTTTCACAACGTGATTTAGCTTGTTCTACTGTATCATATACACCTCTTACTTTAATGCCTCTTACAGATGTTTTAAAATTATTTTCAGTATGAAAATCTTTTTCAATATCATCTGCATTCGTATTTTTGAAAAATGCTAATTGATCATTTAATTCATTTTTATTAAAAATATAATTATGATTATCTTTAATACCTGTAATTATATCTTTGCTATCTGGGTATTTATCAATTAAATTATTTAATAATTCTGACATATCATCTGAAAACTTATTAATAAACTTTGAAAAATAATAAGCTTCTTTATTTTTAATAACATCCTCAGGATTTAAAAAAGATACACAAACATAATTTTGATTTCTTAATGGTTCGTCTTCATCTAAATAATCTACTTTTGTTTCAGACATTTTAATTTGATTTTAAATTATATCTTTATATATAATAAAATGTATGACGTAGATATAAATGAACTTATCTTAAAAGCTCTAAAATACCTCTTTCAAGGTCTTATGATCGCTATTGTAGCATACTTACTTGATATGATTGGTCCTAATAAACTTAACACCTGGGAAATTGCTATATTATCTGCCACCGCCGCTTGTATCTTTGCTATATTAGATATATTAAGTCCTACTTATGCACAATCCGCACAACAAGGTATAGGTTTAGCAACTGGTTTTAAATTAATGAGATTTCCATATTAAAAATTATATATAAACAAAAAATAAAATAACAAAAGCATAATGTTAAATGATTTAATTGAAAGTGCTATTCGATCAAAAGGTGCTCATTATGATTTAGCCGCTATTATTTATTTTTTTTATAAAGATGAATACAAAGTCGTTAATGATAAGTGGTTTAAATTATCGGGAGTTGATCCTATTAAATGGCAAGAAATGGAAGCACCCACAGATCTATACATTAATATAAGTCGCAAAATATTTGATGTATTAATTGAAGCATATGACAAATTATATGAACAAAGCAAAACTGCTGAAACACTTGATATGTCAGATTTATATAAAGAAAAAGCCAGAAAATTACAAAGAATTGCTAATAATTGCAAAATGGTCAATTATAAGAATAGTCTTATAAGAGAATGCAAACCTTTATTTACTGTTGATGAATTATAATTTCTATTAATGTTTCAATATTAATATCATTTGTATTAATTACTAAATCTGCATCTAATTTATCAATATTCAATTCTGATATGTGTTCTAATCTTTTTATATGTTCATTTGCATTTTCTTTATAAAGTTCTTTTATTCTTTTTATCTGTTGATTTTTATCAATTAACAGTTTTATTATAAAATATTTATTTGATCTTAAGTAATTATATTCATTTTCAAATCGTAAATCATCTATAATTATATTATCTTTGTCTTTTATATTTTTATCTAATTGTTTTATCCAAATAGTGTTATCTATTTCTTTCAATTTTTCTGCAAAATCCTGTATTAATTTACGATCTTTATATGACATATCAAATAATTCTTTCGCATATTTTTTTACATTGTCTGCAAAACTATATTTATTTAATTTTAATTTATCTTTAATTATATTTGCTAATGTTGATTTTCCTGAACATATTTTCCCTGTAATTGCTATCTTCATTTTATTAAATAATAAAATAAATATTTTATATAATTAAGATTTCACTTTATTTTCATATTTTTTTGCTTCATATTCTAATTTTTTTTCTATTTCTTCTTTTTCTAAAATTAATTGTTTCAAATTTTTAATATTTAAATTCTCTTCTGTATTCTTTTTCCAAAATATTTCTAATTTACGTTTATTATGTTTCTTTTTCACTAAAATATTTACTATATAAGGATGCCTATAGAATCTTTTCCAATACCTTTCACCAAAATTATCTCCACGTAATTTCCAAAAATCTTCTTTATTATTATCAACAATATAATAACTATTATTTTCTACTACAATACTTATCTTTTTCATTTATATTTTTTTTGAATTTAATTTTGTTATCATTTTTTTACAAATAAATATATCGAGATTTTTTAATTATATAAATTAATTTTAATATTGATAGAAAAAATTATAATTAGCAAGATTGTTGTTTATATTTAAAAATGATAACAAAGTTAAAAACACATAAATGATCTTAGATATAATCGATTCTATTATTATTTATTTTGATAATATTGATGATATTATAAAATATATGTTAAGTTCTAAAAATATTTATAATCTTATTGTTACAAATAATAATTTATGGAATTCTATTTGTTTAAAGTATTTTAAACAACCTGGTAATTTTAAATGTTTTAAACAATTTATGACAAATAAAATAAGATTAAATTGTATATCAATCGATGATTCTAAATGTTATAAAGAATTTTATGATATACAGGAAAACAAAAGACTTAAAATTGGTAGATCAAGACAAAATGATATATGTATCTTACGTGATCCTAATGTATCAAGATTACACGCTGAATTTAAAGTAATTAATCCATCTAAAATATTTATTAGAGATCTTGGTAGTTTTAATAAAACATTTATTAATGGTAATGTTGTAGCAATTATTCAAAAAACTCAATTATATGTTGGTGATGAAATTAATGTTGGAGGTAATATTATTCTTAAAGTTGTTTTTACATAAATTATCTTTAAAAAAATGATTTAAATAATTACACATATCTAAATGATCATTGTTAAATGGAATAAATTTAGGAATTTAGATAATATTCGTAAATGCGAAAATTGTTTGATCTTTGATGAAAAAAATAATTTTAAATATTGTAGCAAATGCAAATTATGTTGTTATTGCTCTAAAGAATGTCAAATTAAACATTGGAAAAAAGATCATAAGTTTAGATGTAATGTAGAAATACATAAATTACCTAGAAAAGAAAGATTAGAATATAGATTATTAAGTAATGTATTAACAATTAAATATTATGAAAATACACTTATACAAGAAAACAGTATGGTATTTAAAAGTAATATTAAATATTGGAATGTTTTAGATGATCCTGAAAATATAGAAAATACATATATATTACTTGAATCAAATAAGGATATTTTTATACAATATTGTATTGAAAGAAATATATTATATGAAAAATATATTGATAAATATAATTTAATATTATTTGGATATAATTTTGTATTACATATATAAAATAAAAATGATTTAATTATTTTATTTATATTAAAATGGATTCAATTAAATTTAAAATTGTTAATATTTTTTTAAATAAATCTATATTTAATGAAAATATTATTAGTATTATTTTAAAACATTATTGGCATTTTTTAAATGATAAAAGAAAAGTACTATTATCATGGATTGATATTAATAAATTAGATTGGTCTTATTTATCTTTAAATAAAAATGCTATTCATTTACTTGAACTTAATATTGATAAAATTGATTGGGAATATATTTCACTAAATCCTAATGCTAAAAATTTATTAAAATATAATGAAGATAAAATTGATTGGTATTTTTTATCAAAAAATAAAAATGCAATTCGTTTATTAAAAAATAAAATGTCTGATATTAATTTTGCAGAATTATGTAATACTTCGAATTCCATTCAAATTATACAGCAACAAGAAGCAAATATTTTAAAAATGCCATTAAATCATAATAAAGATATTATTCATTTTTTAGAAAATAATAGAAGTTATACTATATGGGATGAAGTATCTAAAAATAAAAATGCTATAGAATTATTAAAAAATAATTTAAATAAAGTTAATTGGAAGTATTTATCTTCAAACAAAAATGCTATAGAATTATTAAAAAATAATTTAGATAAAGTTAATTGGAAGTATTTATCTTCAAACAAAAATGCTATAGAAATATTAAAAGATAACTTAGATAAAATTGATTGGTTTATGTTATCGTCAAATAAAAATGCTATAGAAATATTAAAAAATAATCAAGATAAAATTGATTGGTATGCATTATCTTCAAACAAAAATGCTATAGAAATATTAAAAGAGAATCAAGATAAAATTGATTGGCGTAATTTTTCTTATAACCCTGTTATATTTGAAGACGAACCTATGCCAAATATCTTTTGAATTGTATAATATTTTATAATATTTTATAATTATTTATAATATTTTATAATGAATTATAATATTTTATAATTCTACAATGATCATTATGGACCTATATAAAGAAACATAAGTAATTATTTAGTTTAAGTTCTTTATATAATATTTTATAATTCTACAATGATCATTATGGACCTATATAAAGAAACATAAGTAATTATTTAGTTTAAGTTCTTTATATAATATTTTATAATTATTGTATAATATTTTATAATATTTTATAATTATTTATAATATTTTATAATGAATTATAATATTTTATAATGAATTATAATATTTTATAATTCTACAATGATCATTATGGACCTATATAAAGAAACATAAATAATTATTTAGTTTAAGTTCTTTATATAATATTTTATAATTATTGTATAATATTTTATAATATTTTATAATATTTTATAATTATTTATAATATTTTATAATGAATTATAATATTTTATAATTATACAATGATCATTATGGACCTATATAAAGAAACATAAGTAATTATTTAGTTTAAGTTCTTTATATAATATTTTATAATTATTGTATAATATTTTATAATATTTTATAATTCTACAATGATCATTATGGACCTATATAAAGAAACATAAGTAATTATTTAGTTTAAGTTCTTTATATAATATTTTATAATTATTGTATAATATTTTATAATGAATTATAAGTAATTATTTAGTTTAAGTTATTTATATACTATTTATAATTATTGTATAATATTTTATAATTATTATAGACCTATATAAAGAAACATAAGTAATTATTTAGTTTAAGTTCTTTATATAATATTTTATAATATTTTATAATATTTTATAATATTTTATAATTATTTATAATGAATTATAATTCTACAATGATCATTATGGACATATATAAAGAAACATAAGTAATTATTTAGTTTAAGTTCTTTATATACTATTTGAATTGTTAAATAATGTTATTAATTCTTTAACTGTTTTATGATTACGAATATATTTATAGCCATTATGATAATAATATTCTTTTGGATTATATATAATTTCTTTCTTTTTATAATATGGCATTTCTATAGATTCATATTCATCATCAATATTTATATATTCTAAACTAGTACTTGTTATTATAAAACAATTATCATCTTTATTTGATTTTACATTTGATAATTTATATTTCATTGAATATGTTAATCCTTCAAAATCATCTAATGATCTTGGATGCAATGATAATTTAATTATATTTAATATTATATTATTATCCTTTAAAATATAATATTTATTATTTTTTATTTTACATTCTGATAATAAATATAATCTTAAAGGCTTATCTGTATAATATTTATTTGTCTTTTGTATTAAATTACTTTCATTTGGATATAATTGTTCTAAAAAATTATTATATTCTAATTTTCCATCAAAAATAATTTCTTTTTCAAATATTATATTATTAATTTCTATATTATCATCATAATAAATTGGATGAATTATTAATAATATTAATGATTCTTTTATATTTTTTAATTTTTCACATATTATAAAATTTTTATATTCTTTTGGATAATATTTATTTGTTACTTCTAATGAATTTATATTATTTACAATTGTATCTATTTCATTATTTATATCTTTTAATTTTTCGGTTGAATGTTGATATATATATAATTTCGCTAAATCATAATGATATGTAGTTATCTTATTTTCAGTAAAAGTATTATTTAATTTCTTTAAATTAATTATAATATTTTGCAAATTATAAAATATGGATTCCATCTTATAATAAAATTAAGAAAATATCTTTTACTAATTAACTTTAATTTGTAATTTACTGTTTATTTTTTTTATGATATTTTATTAAGATTCATTTATGAGTAAATTATTTAAACTTCCTGAAAATTATTCATGGACACAATTAAAAAATAGTTATAAAAAATTAGCTATACAAAATCATCCTGATAAAGGCGGTGATCCTGATTTTTTTAATTATATTACAGAACAATTTCAAAAACTTGCTATTGAAATTAAAAATAGAGATTCCAATAAATCACATTTCGATCTTAAACAAAATTATAAAGAAAATACTATTATTTCAAATCGTTTTGGTATATCACAAGTTGCGAATGATACTTTCAGTAGTAAGTTTAATAAAACATTTGATGAAAATAAATTTATTGATGAAGATATAGAATTTGGTTATGGTAGTATGATGGAACCTTCTAGTAAAGTTCGTGAAGATATTAATATTAACAATGTTTTTGGTAAATCCAGTGTTAGTTCCGAAAAGTTTAATAAAACATTTGATACTAAAGTTAAACCTTCCACTAATGTTATTAAATATAAAGAACCAGAAGCTTTACCTTCTTGTTCTAAAATTATTCATTCTGAAATTGGCAATAAAATTACTGATTATTCTGGTAAAACTTCTAATAATAGTTTATGTTATACTGATTTTAAAATTGCCTTTACAGAAGAAAGAACACCTAATGATATTAATCGAAAACAATTTAAAAATGTTAAAGAATATCAACAATATAGTGATCGTAAATTAAAAAAAGGTATGACTGAAAAAGAAATACTTTTTAAGAAAAAAGAAGAAATTTTACAAGATAAAAGAGAAAAAGAAAGACTTTCACGTATTGAAGATCGTGATAAAAAATTAGCTGAATATTATGAAAAAATATCTAGATTAGGCTTGGGAACTCAATAATGGAGTTATTAGATCCTCAGAATAATCTGATCTGATCGAAATTGTTGATTCTTCAGATATATCAGAATCATATAATATATCGTATTCATCTGAATCTTCAGTATAATTAAATATATTATCATTTAACGTTTTATAATTGTTATTATTTCCTCCGGTTTTTGATAATAATTTATTAAGTTTTTTAGGTGTAACGCTTTCAAATATGTTTGAAAATTTAATATTAAGTTGTTGCATATAATTTATGGTTATTCTTTTATTTTGATTATTATCTTTTAAAATTTTATCTATTATTTCATCATTAAAATTTAAAGTATCATAATATTTTTTATAATCTTCACATTCTTCTTGATTCATATTCATATATTGTGCTTTTATCTTTTTAGCAGTTTGTATTAAATAAATCATTAATATATTAATAGCATCACATATATATTTGTATCCTTTTAATTCAGCAATTGTAGTTTGATTTAAATAATGTGGATTTTTACTTTTTTTTATAAATACATATCTTGCATATATTTTATCTATTCCTTTTTTTTTTATTATGCATAATATATCATCTATATTAAATTTTGATTCTATTTCTTCTTCTTGCTTTAAAGTTGCATCTGATGGATTTATTGTTAATGTTTGTTGTTCTATTTCTTCTTCTTGCTTTAAAGTTGCATCTGATGGATTTATTGTTAATGTTTGTTGTTCTATTTCTTCTTCTTGCTTTAAAGTTGCATCTGATGGATTTATTGTTAATGTTTGTTGTTCTATTTCTTCTTTTTGCTTTAAACTTGCATCTAATGAATCTATTTTTAATGATTGTAGTGGTATTTCTTCTTTTTGCTTTAAACTTGCATCTAATGAATCTATTTTTAATGATTGTAGTGGTATTTCTTCTTTTTGCTTTAAACTTGCATCTAATGAATCTATTTTTAATGATTGTAGTGGTATTTCT